TTTCATGGTTTTTTTTAATAAATTAAAATGGTAAATCATCTGGATCTATTACTTTTTTTTCTTCAGTATCGTTATTTATATAAAATTCAAACACTTCTGTTTTTAAACCCTTCATATTCTTAGTTAATTCCTCAAAACACTTTAAATTCATTCTTTCTAGTGCCATTTCTAGAACAACCATGCTTTCTAATATTCTTTCTAACTCGTATTTGCTGAATCGTTCTAGTTCTTTCATATTATTTTGAATTATATAATTTAATCTTGCATCTTACGCACTTGCTCATCAATTGTGTTTCATATTTATCATAGCTAATAATTTTCACCGCTTTCTTATTTGGTTTATGAAGTCCCAAAAAACAAAGTAAAACACCTAATTTTTTTTTCATATTCTTAGTTAGTTCCTCAAAACGCTTATGATTTCTATAATATCGTAATGGTTAATATTATCTTCTACCCACGTCTCGCATTCTTCTAATGTGTCGAACCTTTTTTCCACTCCGCCATCTCCCGCTAAATGGTATATGTTATATATCTCAATTTCTTCCCATCCATATTCCCCGAATCTGTCTTCCTTTTCTTTTTTAATTTCCCAATTCGCCCTATCATCTGCACGATTGTATTCCATTGCTTCATCCGCGTCTTTGTATGTGTCGTACTCTTCAATGACATTATCATACCAAGTTAATGCGTATCTCATAGTTTTTTAAATAATAAATAAATAAATTAATCTTGCATAGGATTGAAACAACTATAGCTGGCTGCATCAATTACCCGTTCACACTTTTGTGTAAGTGTGCAATCTGCATAACACCGTTCGACAAGCTCGTAGTACTCTTCTACTTTTTTTGTAGCGTCTTCCCTATTAATACTGAACTGGCTATATTTCGATAGTATCTTGACTACACGATTTATATAATCTTCCTTTGTGTGTGTTTTTTTCATATTTGTATAAGTAATAATTAATTAATCCGCGGTCTGCATGAATTTGTCGTATACTTTTAATACTTGTTTTTTATCGAAATTATAATTTTTAATTGCAGCCTGAAAGCCGATATCTTGCAAGCCGTCAAAAGAATATTGCACTTCGTAATTGTTCAATTCTCTAAGTATTATTTTATCTGTGTCGTTGTTAGCCTTGTCTCTCTCTACTTGTTGGCTTGTTATTCTTCGCATTCCATCACGCATTGCATCAAAATTCTTAACTAAACAAAACATACCCGCCCCGCAATTCCTCACTTTGTCCCCCTCATTGATTAAGTGTTTTATTTTTTTGATTCCTTTTTTTAATTGCTCATTATTGAAAGCAAAAAATACCCCATTTTCTTTAAGTAATTTGTTTATCTCTAATTCTTGTTGTTTGTTTCTCATAGTTTTAATTTAATTGATAAAATATTCACTTTTTTTAATGAGTTGTACGCAAAAATCGTACAACTCGCTATCTTCGGTTTCTAATTCTTTTCCATTTTTGTTTAGCAGTTATAACTAATTTTATAAGCATTCTCTGTAAAACTTCCATTTTTCTTATCTCGTTCTTCGTATTCTGTTATAGCCCATTCCGCTTCATATCGTTCATTAAAATAATCAATCACATTAGATTTTGAATCTTTTGTCATGTATTGGTCTAAATGTACAATTTCAGGCTCGCTTCCGTCAGCTGTCTCTTTCATTCCCACAACCTCATAATGGCTAACCTCATTTTCTATCCACTCCTCGCACTTCTCTAATGTATCAAACGTTTTTTCTAATGCGCCATCTCCTACCGTATCGTATATGTTATATACCTCCACTTCTTCCAATCCCTCCTTAGTATATCTGTCTTCCTTTTCTTTTTTAATTTCCCAGTTCCCTCTATCCTCTTCAAGGTTGCTTTCCATCGCTTCATCCGCTTCTTCGTATGTATCGTACTCTTCGAAAACATCGCCATCTAAACTTAATCCGTATTTCATATCTGTATAAGTAATAAATAAATAATAAAATTAATCTCTAATAAAGTAAGAACCTTCAACTTCTCCCATATCTCTTAGTGTTTTGTATTTTTTTCTAAACTCTTTGTATTCTTCTTTAGTTACTTCCTCTATTAAATCTACTAATCCTATTTGCCCATTCTCTGTAGTTACATAACCTTGTGAACCTTCCGAAACAATTCCATCCAAGTCTTTTGTGGATACTAAGATACTAAAGAAAGTATCTTCTCCATCCTGTAATGCTTCGCTTGTTTTGTAGTATTTCATGTTTGTTTTTGTAATAATTAATTATAGAACTCAAGTAAGGTAGGAACTACTTAACTCGTACACTCATCTAATTTAATAGTTTGTTGTGCAGTCTTTGCGTTTCATTCTTTGATCCTTACTTGTTAATGTTCTAATGCTATTATATCCCGATATCGGGACAATGTCAAGTGTTTTATTGCTTTTCTTTTCCGAATGTATTACTATTACTATATATGAAAGACACAGGTGATATGACGATATTAGAGCTGCGCAAAAAGAATTGGGGATTGACTGACGCCGTATTAGCGAAGTTATTAGAAGCTTTTTCTTTTGATTACACAATACAAGAAGCGTGCGCTTATGTATGTATTAGCACTAATACATTTTGCCGCTGGAATAGACAGTCTTCAGAATTCCGCGAAAGAATGGACAATGCTAAGTCTTTTTTAGGCATGACCGCGAAGGCAAATCTATACAGAGCAATTAAAAGGGACGGATCCGTTCCCGATTCCTGGGAATATTTGAAAAGGCGACAGAAAGAAATATACTCCGACAGACAAGAATTGACGGGGAAAAATGGCGACACATTAGAACTAAACATTTTTAATATTCTAGTTGCAATACAAAAAAGTGAACCCAAAACGATAGAAGGAATGCAGGCAATCCCTGCAGATTCGGAGGAAAGTCCTTGACATTGTCCCGTTGTCGGGATATAATAGAGTTAGAAAGTAAGGATTCAAAGATTGAAAACCAAAGACTACACAATAAATTATTAAATTAAGTGAGTGTACGAGGCAAGTAATTCCTACTTTACTTTCTTTTTATATTGTTATTATTTAAAAGATGGACTTAATCCAGATTGAGAGAAGAAAAAAATTGAGGCAGGAAATGGGGAAACTAAGCACGATAGATTACATCCAAGTTGTTTTATTTGTTGTATTTGTGTGGGTGATGTTGATTGTAATCTTAGTTTAATTATTTATCAAAAACAAACTATGCCACTAGAAATAATTGATGCAGATAAATTTGTGCTAGAGCAAGTCTTTAGACCCTATCAAAATATGCTTGGTGTAGAAAAGAGATTTGAAAAACAGCCATTTACTAATCAGAAAACTATTGAAATGCTGAAAGAAGATACCGAGTGGTCAAGAGCAGTTATTAACAGAATTAAATTCTGCAACTTTATCTGCAATAAATGGGTGAATCATCCAGTACTAAATTATTTAAATATAACTAAAAGAGACTAATCTTAAACCATTTAATTAATTATTATCAAAAACAAATGGGAAAAGAAACATTAAAAGACAAAATAATATTATGGTATTGGAATCAAATGAGAAAAATTATGAACTATACATTGAAATATCACGGATATGATTTTGGAATTTACTATATGTCGGAGCTAGAGAAAATGTACACAAAACATAAAGACGAAATTCAAAGAGACTAATCTTAAACCATTTAATTAATTATTATCAAAAACAAATATGGAAACACAAAAATTACAGGCAACAGCATTACAAAGAATCCAGTATTTCCAGAATGGAGCAGATAAGGATGGAATTGAGATAGCAAGCCAACAGCATTTGATGTTCGCTTACGAATATGTCGCAATGGCACTAAGACACGATCTAGGAAGCTTAGCAGATGAGTATCTGGATAAGGAAGTTGTACCGTACTTTAAAGATATTGCTAGGAAGTTGAGCCAAGAAAGCTAATGTGATATAAGCTAGCAGTAGGACGTGGAAATGTATTAATAAGCTTATCTGTACACATTATCTTTATGTGATGGTCATGTGATTGAACATTCTAAACACGCAAGCATTTGTGGAGTCAACGGGGTACGATCCCGTGTCACCTAATTCTGAATTAGGCGTACTACCTGCTGTACTATGACCCCTTAACAGTGAATGCTTACGTGCTCTATAGTGTTCAATTTATAATAAATTTTATTTATCATTAAATTAATATGAGCAAATACCAAGATCGTATAACAGACGCTGCGAATAAGCAGGCATCCGAACAAATTATGACTTACGTCAAGACGTTAATAGAAAACAAAATGCGAATTGTAGCCCAAGAATGCTACTTAGCATGCTTAGCCGTAGAATCGGGAGAGGGTGAATGCGCAAGAGCTATTGCAACTCAATTTCCTGATTTAATTATTAGAATTAGTGGGAAAATAGTGAATGGTGGTGATACGAAACCGTATAGAGATTAGTGCCCTGTTATAATTAAAAAATGACAGAACAAGAAACATATAACGAAATTAAGTCAAAACTAAGTAACCGTGCATGGCGACTTAATAACTTGTATTGGATCGTGGACGAAAGAGGTCAAAAGATTAAATTCCGGCTTAATTATTTCCAAAAGTGGTTGCTTGAAAATCTTTGGTATTTCAACGTAATTCTAAAAGCCCGACAGCTAGGCATGTCAACCTTTATTGTCATCTTCATCACCGATGCTTGTCTATTCTATGCGAACAAGACAGGCGGCATTATTGATATAACTCTCGACGATGCAACGTCGAAATTAGATAAAGCTCGGTTTGCGTATAACAACTTGCCTGACTATATTAGACAAGGAATTAAATTAGACAAAGACAACACGCAAGAACTAAGTTTTAGCAACGGTTCAAAATTAACTGCGGATACTACATTTAGAGGGGGTACACTACAATATTTACATATATCCGAGTACGCGAAGATCTGCAAATTAGAGCCAATCAAGGCAAAAGAGATCAAAACAGGGGCTTTGAATGCCGTTGCAGTTGGACAAATGGTATTTATCGAGTCCACCGCGGAAGATGGGGAAGGTAATTTTTATGAAATATGCAAACGAGCGGAAGACATGTCTAAAATGTCGATAAAGCTCAGCGCCTTAGATTTCAAGTTCTTTTTTTTCCCATGGTGGAAGAATCAAAGTTATTCGCTAGCAGCTCCTGTAGATTTTGTCTCTAGTAGTAAGAGTATTGACTATTTCAATCAATTGGTTTTGAAAAAGGTATTATTAACAAGAGATCAGAAGTATTGGTATACCAAAAAGTATGAATTATTAGGTGAAGATATTAAGAAAGAGTATCCATCTTCGAGTGAGGAAGCGTTCGAGGCGAGCACCGAAGACAAATATTACAAGAAACAGATGCTCGAACTTAAATACGCAAAACGTATAACCGAATTCGCTTATGAGCCTGCGTTAGATGTTAATGTTATTTGGGATCTTGGGATAGACGATAGTGCAGCGCTAACTTTTGTGCAGATATCAGGTAAGGAGATAAGGGTTATTGATTATATAGAAGAATCGGGAGAGAAGATAGAGTTTTATATTTCGCTTCTCAAAGAAAAAGGGTATCGTTATGGTGTCATGGTGTTACCGCACGATGCCAACAATAGGTCATTACAAACAGGAACGACAACTTATGAAATAGTGACTAGCTATGGCTTCAAATGTGTAGTAGTTCAAAGAACTGACATTGAAATAGGAATCAATTTAGTTCGCAACATTTTGCCGAACATGTGGTTTATAGAATCAAAGACGGGGGATATTGTTGAGCATTTAGAGCAATACGCCAAGAAGTGGAGTGAGCAATTAGGCAGGTATACAGGACCAAAGCACGATCATCATTCACACGGCGCAGACACTATCAGATATCTAGCGATGTGGTATAAAGATATAAGTAAGGAGTCATCTACTAAGAAGAAGTTCGCCATTATACGAAACAAATATAGACCAGCAGGTGGAAGTTAATTTATATTTGTGCTACTCTTTGTTATATTTTTTATTATTCGATATGGAAATATATTATAAAGTGAGCAACACTTCACATATACCAGTTTTGAGGTCTTGGATTAAAGGGTTTTTAGCAGAAAACGAGATGCAAGATTATGAAGAATTCAAAAAAACACCACAATATTTGGGGCATGATGAAAAGAGTATGGAGATCAGAAGGAAGGTACCTGAATCATTAAAAGCAAAACCTTTTTTCAGTCGAATGAAGAAAAGTGTTGATGTTTCCGTAATCAATCCCGAAACTCAGGATTGGATGGTAGATAGAAGATGGTCATTGGGTCCTAGTTTAGATGCTTTGAAGGTGGCATCAATTTATGCATTAAATGAGGTTGTTGAGAAATACAACATAGTTCATAACAGAAAGGCAACTAGGGACGAGTTAATCAATTTAATTACAGGTACTTTTGGTTCTAACACAGTAATCATGACAGACAAGCAGTTGGAAGCTACAGGATTGCGAGCATTAGAGAAGAAGGAGATTATCCAAAAGGCAGCGCCTGAGTTAGGTATTATGCAGGTCACAATATTAACTACAGGATTACTAGACATTATTGAAATTGATCCAGTAGATGAAACAAATAAAGTAGATGAGGTCAAGCAAGTGATTGCACCAGTAAGCGCAAAAAAGCTTATAGTGAACAAAAGTGAGACAGTCTCGGCAGAGCTTGAAGCATTAGAGAGCATGACTGATGAGGAGTTAAAGGATTTCGCTGAAAGATCTAAAATTGATATGGGGGATGGGAAAAGAGAAACACTGATTGTAAATTTAGCTTTAATGTTTAATGAATGAGATGTGATTATTGTAAGAACAATTTCCAAGACAGTCTAGTTTTTACGATTATATGGAATGAAAAGAGAATGAGGGTATGCCCAAAAGATTTTGAATGGATATATAAGCTAGAAATTGACAAGGCGAATATATCAAAAAAAGACGCAGTGATTACAGGTGTTGACGATGCAAAGGATATTAAAAATTTATTAAAAAAAAGATGGCTACCGGAACTACTAGGGCGGTTATAGAAACTATAGAATTAGAAGGTAATGAGATGGAAATACTAATGAAAGTATTGCGTTTTTTGCGTGCTTGGGAATTTGGCGAGATGAATATAAATATAGCATCTTCCATTAATAAATACACCAAGGAAGTTAAGTCTAAGAGTATTATCATAAAGATGACGGATAGTAAACAATATATAATTAAAACTTAAACTATATGCCATTAGTTGAGACAAAAGCATTGCCAGCAGACTTTTATAAACAGTGGGTTAAGAAACACAACTTGAAGGTGAGTGGAGACACGCAGGAGGAGTTCGACGCTGTAAAGTTAGTTAGAGATAGATATGATGCTTCCAAGGTTGCTAGGCAGAATAATTGTTATTGGGATTTTTATGCTGATATTGCGACGGGCATTTCAGGTTCTACGGGGGGGGATTGGACAAGAAGGTGGGATTTACAAGAAAAGACAATAATGCCTGCTTATGCCAAATCATCAGGTGACGATTTTTATAGTAATATTAAATCTCCGATGACGTTGGGAAGAAAGAACGCCTTTGTAAGTCAATTCAGAAAGATCAATTTAGGGTGGGATGCTAAGCCCACATCTGACAAAGACATTGACAAGGATATAATTGTCTCGGCATGTTTGGATTATTTATGGAATACTGCCGACATCAAAATGCAGACTGTGTTGTGGGCAGGAGATGCTTATACACATGGTTCGGCATTCTTGCGTACAGTAGAGACTAGAAATACCTATAAAAGAAAGAAGATTAGAGAGCCTAAGGATGAGAAAGAAAAGGCATTGGTTGAGAAGGGGAAGTTATTTTGGGAGGATGATGAAGATTACACAGAGAGGAAGATTACCGTTGAATTCACTCCAATCAGGGAGTATTATCCCGATCCAGAGGCTAGGTGTCAGCATGGTGATCATTATTTTGCCAGATGGGGGATAAGACGACGTGTAGTCAGTCTTGATACTTGCAAACTTCAATACGAGAAAGATCCAAATGCTAAAAATGTATCAAAGATCAAACCTACATCATCTTATGTTAATGATGGTGATTATGAATTTTTCAGGAAACCACAAGATGTAGTTGATGTAGAGGCTGTAGAAATCTTAGAGATGGAAGATATGATAAATGATAAATATGTAGTAGTGGCGAATGATATAGTTATTCTCGAATTACCGTTATCTATTATTTCACCTGATTGCAGGTTAACTTACCATAAGATTGACTATATTAAAGTGGAGGGTCAATATTATGGAATGGGTGGGGCTGATATATTGATGAATCCGCAAGCGGCACAGGAGATCTTGGGTAACATGTTTAGAGATTACATGTATAGAACTTACAATCTAAAATATTTAATTGCCGGAGATGTACTCGGTGAGGTTGAAGAAGGAATGTTAAGATCAGATTCTATGTTTATCCCTTTAAATGTTGAGAAGGGTGAAGCTCTAGGCAGTAAAATTCAGCAAGTAGTTAACGCACCCATTGGTTTTGATGCGTTCAAATTATTTGAATTAACAGAGAGAGATGCAACAATTGCAAGTAATATAGATCCTTCGCAACTATCATTATTGAAGAGTGGGGAGACAGCTACAGCTACACTACAAAATAAGGAGCAGCTACAGGATATGATTGGTGGGGTTATTGATAATTTCACCCTAGAGGGTTTCAACACTGTGGGGCAGCAATTATGGGCAAGGATACAGAAAAGTTGGTCAGTCTCCAAGGTTAAGAGGATTACAGGGGAGGATGGGAAGGTGACAACAGAAGAAATCTTTAAAAAGATTAGGCTTGAGGGCATTAAGATTTATGAGAATAAAGATACAGGGAGGCTTGAGAAAGAAGAAATTGATGAAAAATACAGTTTCTTTGAAGCTAAATCAAAATATACTAAAACAGATGAGGTTATGGAAGTGTTTATCACTCCAGAATCCAAAAGATCGTTAGGTGATGCGTTCGAGATCCAAAATATGAAAGAGATATTAGCTCAACTAAGTGGATTTATGGTTGACCCGAGTAACGAAGCTATGATGCAGCAGCATCAGATGCCGTGGATTAACGGACCTGAGATTATTAAAGATTATTTGAGAACGATGAAGAAACCAGAGCGCTATGCTATACGTAATGATCATAGAACTGAGCAAGACGTGAAGATTGCCGAAGAACAGTGTATGGACATGTTAGAGAAATCAGTACCAGGCAGACCAGGTGAGAGTGATGAGCATAGAGAGTATCAGGCTAAGGTATTAATTTCGTTGAAGACTAGATGGAGCGAGATTGATAGAGAGGTCAATGAGGACTTGAATGATCAACAAAATAAAATTGCAGAACAAATGGGTGGTATAGATGAACAAATGGGTGGGGTTGATCCAATGACAGGAATGCCGATGCAGTCAACAATGCCGATGCAGTCAACAATGCCGATGCAGTCAACAATACCAGAGCCACAGGAGAATCAAAAACTTACAAGGGAGAAAGAAAAGCTCGAGGAGATAATCACAAGGATGGAACAGCATCAGGCTACTGATAGTTTGCCTAAGTTTATGATAAATCAGGCGGCAATGGCACCAATCCAAGGGGCTCAAGGGGGTGGAGCAGCACCACAACCAGTAGATCAAGCAAGCGTTGATGTGCCGATGCCACAACAACCATCAATGCAAGATATGGGTGGTATGGCAGCTGGAGTACCAATGCCAGGATAATATTTTTAAGATGTAATTATGAAATATACGATGCCCTATTCGTTAGAGGTTAGATTATCAAAGCTTACAGATGGGCAATTAATGAATTTAGTTGAATTGGGAAATATAAAAGGTTTTGCCATCCTAGGGGAATTCATACAGTCAGATATAGATGATATTAAGATAGATGTAATTAAGCGAATACGCAAGTACAGTTCTGAGGATTATTATCTTGATGGATATGCTAAGGGTGAGTATGATAGAGGTTTAGAGTACGCGATTATTCCCAAGTGTGCACAGGCGATATTGGATAGACGAGAAACGAAAAGGAGTTGACAACGTAGTCTAAATGCGCTAGATTAGTGAAAATATAAGCATACGGAACAACCGATGTTAGTTAATGTCAAGAAATGGACGTTAATTAACATCGGTTTTTCTATACGAAAAATTGAGTGTACATTAAATTTTTATCTACTATATATGGCGGATAACACAACTGTTGCAGCCCCTGAACTTAAAGCTGTAGTTGAAGAACTACCCTTTACGACAGACACGCACGCAACACAAGTATCAACTCCCAGTGATGATACCACTGGACACGTTGGAGAAACGCAAGAAGTATCGACTACTGCCCCCATTATTGGGACACCAGATGTTAACGAAGAAGAAGAGAAGATTAGAGATGCGCGTTATGCAGGCACCCTCGAAAAAGAACGAGTCGATAAGAGGGCTAAAGAAGAGCAGCTAACAAACTACACTAATTGGATCGCAAAAGATCCATCTCGAACAAAACAAGCTTTGATAGAGATTGACAATATGTCCGAGGCTGAGGCTGATAGTTATGTTAGTCAATTAAGAACAGCAGGTTATTGGGGTGGTTCTACTCAGAACACACAACAACAAGCCATTACTCCTAATTTTGATTCTAATAAGATCAAAGAGGAAGTAAAAAACGAGTTGAGGTTAGAAGATCAGAGGAATACTGGTTATAAGAAATATTTTGACACAGTACCAACGATGAACCCTCAAAACGTAAAAACTGAAGATATTGACGACGCTAAAGTACTAGCCAATGCAGTTGAATATAGGGCATTACAGATGGTCAACAAGAATCCTGAATTGGATTTTGGAGAAGCATTAGTAACTGCACATAAGAAACTAACAGGACAGAATGACGAACAAATTAAAGCAGCTAGGGAAGCAGGACGACTAGAAGGTTTGGTGCAAACAAATGTATCAAATAGTTCATCAGTCCCAGGCTCGACTGGTCAACAAGTTAAATCTTCGATAGTTAACATTAGTGCATCTGATAGAGCAGCAGCAGATCGGCAAGGTATTGATCCTGCTCTGTATGCGAAATATAAAGGGCAGAAGATTACAATAGTAGATTAAGGGTTAATGATTTTTATCTATTAAATTTACGAATATGGTCGGAGCATTATCACGAGGTTCAAGATATGGATTGCCTGAAACTTTAATGCCAGTCAACTCCAATGTTACTTTAGCTTCTGGGGATTTAGTTAACATCCAAGCTGGACAATTAGAAGTTGTTGATGCAGGAGAAAGAATTTTAGGAGTTATTAAGCAATCTGCAACAAGTGCAACAGACAATTGTCAAGTTATCGTTACTCCAGGATTACAGATAGTCATGGACAACGACAATCTTGTTACAACTTTTGGAGCAACACATGTAGGAACTTATTTCGATACTATCGGTGCGACTGGTGCACAAGTTGTCGATACGTCAACTACAATTGGTTCAGAAGTTACTACGCAATCAGCACAACTCTTATGTTTAGGGTATAACCCACAACTAGGAGGAGACTATGACGCGGATGTTTCAATTGGATTGTTTATGATTTTTGAAAGTGTTTGGACAAAATAATTTATTTAATTTTTTTATAATATAGAACATGCCTTTACCACAACCCCCAATGTCATTAAGCTCATATGCCAATGAGATTGACCCAGCAGTTAGAAATTATTTTATCGAGAGTTACGATCTTTACAAGTCTAAGTTATCAACGGTTGCTAAGGTAATGACTCAAGATAGAAGTTCAGATGTACAAGCTGGAATTTCAGGACTAGGATCATTCCAACTAATTCCTGAAGGAACAAAGTATCCTTTAGATACTTTTTTGGAGACCTATAAAACATCTTTTGTTCAACAAAAGTATGGTTTGAGTGTTGCTGTTACTATGGAGATGATGAAATGGGATCTATCGGGTTCAATGTCTGCTAAGAGCATTGGTTCTGCGATGGCAAAATCTGCTATTAATAAATCAGAAGAATTGATTGCAAGTGTGTATAATAATGGTTTTAACACAAGTTTCACCAGTCTTACCGACTTAAAACCATTATTCTCTACAGACCATACCCGAGTTGATGGTGGAACTTCAAGATCTAATGCAAGTTCTACTTCTATTCCACTTACTCACGACAATTTGAGAGCTGCAATTACACAGATGAGAACTCAAAGAGATAGTAGGGGTAAGATTGCAAGTATCAATCCTAGGATTTTACTTGTACCACCAGCTTTGGAACACGATGCGTTGGTGATTACTAAGTCTGCTAATAGATCTGGTACTACTGATAATGATATTAATGTTAACAGTATGAGAGAGTATACAGGTGGAGAGCTAAAAGTGGTTGTATGGGAATATCTAACATCAACTACAGCTTGGTTCTTGATTGATCCTAATACAAACATGATTACCTACAAATGGGGTGATAAACCACAGGTTGGAGAATTAGATGATACTACTGGTAAACAGGAAGATGTTATTTATTTCAAAGGTCATTTTATGGCTGCAACAGGATGGGGTGATCCACTCGGTGCTTTCGGTTCACCAGGAACTGGTGCTGCTTATGCGTCTTAATTGAGGTTAAACCTTTGGGGATTACTTTAGGTCAAATCCCTTCCTAAACAATCTATTAGACCTTCAAGGATAAATGAAGGGTAGAATATTAAGATTACTTTTTAAAATAAATTTATGGGTATTGCACATTATTCAGGACCAACTGATTCAAAAAATGGATTTAGAGTGAATGGTGTTCCAGTTAGTAATTACGTTCATGTTTATGAAGATTTTAAAGTGAGCCCCATTACATCTAAAATAGCTGGTGGAGCTGCTACAGGTACAGCAGGAGATTTAAATATAATGGGGTTTGAGAGGAATATATTTAATTATACGCCAAAGGGAACACAAACGATTTTAGCACCAGTTTTAACTGCTACAGGTTTAAACATTGCGATGGACCAAACTGATAATGATGGAGTTGAGATAGGTAATTCTGCAATTGATAGAGCTAGAAGTATTTTCACTATTGGAACATCAGACGCATTTTTCTTGAGTGTAAGATTTAATATTGGTGATGTATCAGGAACAGATGATTGTGCAATAGGTTTCAGGAAAACACAAGCAGCGCAGGCTAATTTCGATGATTACACTGATTTGGCTTCACTGAATGTTATATCTGGTGCAATTAACATTGAGACTGTACTTAATAATGCAGCAACTGTCACAACAGACACAACTAATACTTGGGCAGATGCAGCAACTAAAACAATTACTGTAAAAGTGACTAAGGCTGGTGTTGTAACCTACGAGATTGATGGAGTAGCACCGAAAGTTGTAGCAGCATTCACATTTGATTCTACCGATGTAGTAGTGCCATTCTTTTTCTTTTTAAACGCCACAGATCTTGTGGATACTTTAGAAATAATTAGTTGGGAGTGTGGTTCACAAGAATTTAGAAATGTAGTTTAGTTTTTAATATAGATATTATGTTCAGAGTAACAAATAATGATGCAAATGCGAGGATTAATTGGTCGGGAAGAATAGTTATCGAACCTAATGGTTTTGTCGAAACAGATGAAGATACTGCCCGAGCTGTGCAAGTTGTTTATCCTTGGTTAGAAATCAGGGAAGTCCAAAAAGAAGTTCGCAAGAAAAAGGCAAAACCAACTAAAACAAATAACAAAGAAGTGGTAGAGGTAGAAGAAACTACTTTGGCAATAGAAGCTGAATCAGAAGATTTAAATCCTAAAATGGGAAAGAAAAAGACTGATATTTCTAATACTAGGAAATAAATATGAAGATACGTAATCCAGTAGCAGGAGTCAATATTAATAACACTGATTTGAAACTTGAGGGTGGTGCTGAAATTGAGGTCTCTACTGTTGTTGCGTATAGGTTATTAAATAAGTATGAGTTTTTAGAGATTGTGAATATTGATAGAGGAACAAGTCCGGATTACCTTTGGAGAGTTTTACAGAATAGACCAGGACCGATTAGATTATTTATTCGCAGGATAGGACAGAGAATATCATTTTATGGCAAGCAACTACTTAATACAGAAAGATTTATATGTGATAGGATCGGAAACTCAATCAAGTACATTAACAGCACTTTACGGAGGTAACACCAAAACTATTACCACAGGAGGGATGGCAGAGATTACTTTATTTATAAAATATACTGTTAATGGGAGTTCAGGCTCAAACCGAACTCTATATTTACAGATTGAGGGTGGACCAGATGCTTCTGATTTGTACTTATTGCAAAATTTTGAATATGATTCAACAAATAAAGTTGTGGTGGGTTATGACGATGTGAGGGAGTGGCGAAATAGTGCACCAGGTGTGACATACAAAGAAACTTTTAATCGACCGATATCTTTTAGAAGTTTAAGGATTAGTTTAAGAGAGAGTGGATCATCTAATTTTGGGACAATAAGTGTGCGTTATACATTATCAGGTGTTTAATTTTTAGAAATATTAAATGAAGACTTACACAGGACAGAAAATAATAGATGCAGTAACAGTAACTACTACATCAAGTGCAGTTTCGATTAGAGGAGCAACCAAGGTAATGTTGGTTGGTCAAAGATCGGCGGATGCAGGTGGAACGACAGCATTCAGCGCTACCGTCTCGGTTGATGGAGTGAATTATGTTGCCTATAATAAATGGATTGATAATGTTACTAATAGTAATGTACAAACTCTAACTAGAGTAACATCTAAGGCAATTGCAGCAGCAAATGGATTTATATTTTTAACGATGAGTCCAGAAGATACATTTGCATGGATTAAAGTCACAGTAACAGAAACGGCAGACGGCACGCATTCAGCGTGGTTATATTTAGAAAATGAGGCTTAAAAATGTCAACATTTACAGATATAGGTGATATAGACACAAGTTTTACAGAAAATTACGACGTCGTAATTATTACTTACGATGATGCGAACTATACATATGACGATATAAGAGTAACTTATGATGGCGCAGTAGAAACTAATTGGAATAGCGAGAATGATGTAACAACAATTTTTACTGATTATAATGATATATAATGGCTTATCCAACAACATTAGATAGTTTAACAGATCCACAATCAACAGACAGATTGAATAATCCAAGTCATTCAGTGATACATCAATCAGTAAATACTGCAATCGAAGCACTAGAAGCGAAAGTTGGTATAAATTCAAGTTTAGTGATCATAAGTTTGGATTATCTAGTTAAGAGTCTATCTAGCTCCAATCCTGGACATGTACATACTCTAAGTAAAGGAGCCACGGATGTGACAGCTACAGTTGCAGAGGTGAATAAATTAAGTGGTGTCACCGCCTCGACGACGGAATTAAACTATGTCGATATTGTAACCCCTGGGACCGCAGAAGCATCTAAGGCTTTAATAACTAACCCTAGTAGGGATATATCACTTGGGACTGGTGATATAACAGCTACAATTGGCACCTTTACTAGTCTTTCTGCCCCACTCCCACAAGGTTATTTAATTAATGGGAAACTTTCAGTCACGGTTGCCTCAAGTCACATCACAGTTGCTCTAAAGACATTAGCTGGGGGGGATCCAAGCACAACGGATCCAGTGTATTGTCGAATAGGAGATACAATACGTACTAGGACATCCGCACTATCTGTAACAAAGAACGCAGGAACTAATTGGTTCAACGCTGGAGGTACAGAACTAACTGGGAAGGAGATTGATTATTTCACTTATCTTGGATATAACGCAACGGATGGTGTTGTAATTGGTTTCGCTAGAATACTAGGTAATAAATATAGTGACTTTTCTGCCACAACCACTAGCGAAAAATACGCGGCCATTTCTACGATAACTAATGCTGCAAGTACAGACTATTACGAAGTTGTAGGAAGATTCGCAGCAACACTAACAGGAACTAATTGGAGTGTTCCAACCTTTAGCCCAACTAACTTAATTAATAGACCAGTATACGAAACTAGACTGCTGGACTGGACATCAGCACCACAACCACAAGGGGGTACTTATACGACAGTCACTGTACAAAAATCAAAATATCAAGTAACAGCAAATAATAGAATTATAGTAACGTATTTATCAACCGGCACTTTCGGGGCGACCATTAATGAATTTAGACCAACCCTACCTTTCACAAGTGATTTGGGGGGGCAGCCTGGTATATCATACACAGCCGGTGTTGCTGCGGTATCGAGGACTAATAGTGGTATTTTTCAAGTAGTCAAATTTGACGCTGGTAATTTTGCTACAGGTTCACAAGGTTTTGCATTTAATTCAATATTTGATATTTAAAATGAGTTTAAGCTTTTTAGAATTTAAAAGAAGAGTTGGAAAGAATATAGGATACTATACTGACGCAAACGGTTGGTCGGGGACAAGTACTGATGTTACTGAGGCTGATGTTGGGGAGTTGGTTAATGATATTTATAGGAATGAATTGTTCCCTTTATTCGCAACTCAATACCCCCAAGACTTCACTCAAACAGGAACGGCAAATAGTTGGATAGCAAATGGGACTGCAAATGCTGGATTAACTGGAGACACAATTACAACGACAGGTAGTGTATTCACAAATTCAATGGTTGGGTTGTGGCTATATAATAGTACAGATGCTTCTACTGCTCAGATAACGATATATAACAGCGCAACCTCAGTTGATGTTAACGATACTGACATTTCCGATTGGAGTGGTGATAGTGTCTATGTTCTAGGACAAAAATTCAGTTTTGGAGGAGATTTGGGTGATTTATATACAGTTAAATCAGTAGGCTTCAAATATAACACTACAAATGATTTTTATACAACCAGTGAGATCAGAAGCGAGACTGATCTATTTCGGTATGGGAATGAGGTTGGTAGCGAGGCGTTTCCAAGGGTATATCTAACAACACTTACAGTTGGTGGTGTATTGGTAGGAGGGATAGGGATTTTACCTGCATACCAGACAAAGATTACAGATGCGATTAGAATTACTTATGTTAAAAAGCCCACGGTATTATCAGCTGATTCTGATACAGTTAGGTTGCCTGTAGATACTCCGTTAATTTATGGTGCAACTGCACGAGCTTTCGAGTATAAAAAAGAATATGATAAAGCAGCTTATTGGTCATCCAAATTTGAGTTAAGCAAGCCTAGAGCAGTAAGTCAATATAGACCTTTGAGCGTTAGTAGGGGGAATAAAATGAGATTACCTAGGAGATTTGCGGCAATAACTAATAGATATATTTAATTAAATAAATTATGGCACAATATTTGTATCAAGAAGTTATGAATGTTCCAGGACTGAATGGAACAGCAGGAGATAGGCAAAGACAATTATATGAAAGGCTAGGATCTCCTATGGGAAGTTATCGGGGATCATACGACCAGAATATTTGGTTGTTAAATCAAATTAGATCGGGTAATTTAAGTCAGTCACAACAACCTTCAAATACAACTCCACAAGCACAGAATTCGCAGGTAGTACCAACTCCTAGTACCATAACACCTTTTTCACAAGTATTACCTTATGATAAATTGTTCAACCCCAATCTAGTTACGGGTTTAGTTGAGGGTTTTGTGGCTCCCGACATTAATAGAAATAGAGAATCAGGATTCCAGGATTTAAATAGCAACCTTGCAGCAACTGGAAGATTTAGAACGGGAATGGCAAACGTTGATCGAGAGAATTTTGGTAATCAATTTAGTAGGCAATTACAAGAACAAACCGCTGCTGGTGTTGGACAATTTAATAACTATCTAACAGATTATTACAATAACCAATCAGAACAATATTATAAGAATCCATCAACGTATACGCAGGATACTTTGCCAACATTCGATAGTTTTGCAAGTAACAATCCTGGGTTATCAGGACAGTATGGAAACCAAACTAATATACCTAACAGTTATCAAAATTATTTTAAATTCTAAACAAAATGGCTACATCACAAGATTTATACAATGAATTACAAACTTTTGGTAATCAGATGCCTGACTTTAAGACTCAAATTACTCAACAATATGATAATCCAATCTTAAAGCCAATAATACAGGAAGGTGCTAATCTACAAGCGCAATACTTACCTTCGTTATTTGAACCATTTACTCGGATGGGAACAGGTGCAGGTGATATGAGTGCAGCCGCTAAATTAGCAGCTGTGGGTGGCAGTATAGGAAGATTACAAAGCAGGATTGGTGCAAACGCTAATACACAGAATTTTTACGGAACACAGATCAATGAATTAGCGAATAAAGCAGGTCAGAATTGGCAAATGAAAAGAACTGGTATGCAAGATTTATATAATTTAGCATTTCAACGAGAGCAGGCAGATATACAGAATAATATGTCACGACAATCACTAAGAGCATCACAGGCAGCAGCTAATCCATCATTTCCTGAGATGAATTTTCCTCGTCCAAGTCAAGGAACAACACAAGCCAATGACCCAAGAATGATAAGATTAATTAAAATAGGACAGCATTACACGAGGGCAAGAATGACTGACCCTAATCTTTGGAGTAGGCTTCATAATGAATTGAAGATGTTTGGCGTTGATGGTACTCAGATAGATTTTAGAAACTTTAAATTTTAAATAATACAGATGATATCGGATTTAAACGGACTTAATCAAATGTTATCTCCAAAGCCTAGTGCTCCTACGTCTTCTGGGGGTAGTGATCAAGACAATTATAATTATTACAAGAACATGTTTCAGTCCTTTGCTGGTAGCCCAACTGTCCAAAAACAGATCTTGAGCGAGTTTTATTCGTATAATAGTCCCGAGGAAAAGCAGAAAAGAAGTTTTAAGAATATGTTGAATGAAGCTATGTCTCAGCAAAATGCACCTCAGCCTCAATACGATGATTACGGGATGCAAGATCAAGGTGGTGGATTACCACCAGGAACACCAATAGATAATGGTTATGGAGTTGTTGCTCCACCAGGAACTATGGGTAGATATGATGCTGCAACTGGACAAAACAGAGTAATCGCACCAGGAACACCAATAGATAATGGTTATGGAGTTGTTGCTCCACCAGGAACTATGGGTAGATATGATGCTGCAACTGGACAAAACAGAGTAATCACATCAGGAACACCAACTCCTGATGAAACCGAAGGATCATTTGGATTCGGTACAGATAAAGGGAATCTATTCGGAGAGGGTGGATTAGTAGCATCACAGAGCCAACCAATTAGACAAGGGCTCATTAATCCTGCTGCTGCTCTGATACAGTCTGGGGGTAAAATTATCGCAGACGTAATAGAAAAAGCATCTTTTAATGCTGCGGCTAGGGCAGGTAAGATTAAGGGAGCTGAAATACAGCCCGATGGGACTATCTATATAAGAGGAGAGACTGGGAATATTAAAGAGATTATAAATGGGAATGCACTCGAAGCTGCATTTGCCAACTCCGAGAATGACATACTCAAGCAACAGAAGTTATTAGTGAGCGACGAGGAGAACCAAGATTATACGTCTAATCCAGGTTTAGGCGGCTTAAAATCATCCGTTGGAATACTATCATATGCATCCCCAACAGCAATACCTGGGGGTGTTGGTGTTTTAGGGAAGGCTCTTAGTGCTGGTGCAAGAGTTGCAATACCAGCAGGTATGTTTGGGTTTGGGACTTCAAGACCTGGAGAGGAAGTTGATAAAACTCTTGAAGCTGCTGGAACAGGATTTGCGTTCGGAGCAGGAACAAATTTATTTGGTCAAGCGGTAAAAGCGATTAAAAATATTCCTAATAACAAAATCTTGAGTTCTATTGATAGTCAGAATCAAGGATTGGCTCAAAAGTATCTTACGAAAGGAACAGATCCTGGGTTGGTTGCGGATAGGTTCAATAATTTAACAAATGCAAGACTCAACTATATTACAGAGAACTTAACGGGGTTAGATCAACAAAGAGCATTAAGTGCTCTCTCGAAAGTTACTGAGAAGACTGATCCTTTTTACAGCACAATAACTAGGCAATTGAAAGCAGTCGAAACTACATTACCTAAAGGTGGGTTCAAAGGGAATCTTGATAAGCTCGGAAAAACAATTGAAGAAAGGGGTATAAAAATTATCCCAGATAAAAATCCAACAGGCATACAAGATGCAGCTTCTTTGAAACAGAAGGTGGTTGAAATCGTAAGATCCGAGAAAGTAGGAGGTGTTGGTGGCGAAGGTATGGGTAACGCATACAAAAAACTATCTGAACGTTTTGAAGAAGAAATAAAAGGTAAAGTAGGAAAAGTGGATGGATTATTTGATAATTGGATAGGAAAATTAGAAGAGAATGGAGTGGATATTAATGATAAGTCTATAGGATCTGTATTTGACAGAATCGTAAATTTAACAAAAGATCCGTCGATGGGGAATATTACAGGAACAATTAAATCGTTAGATAATACTCTAGGTAATGCCTATAAAGCAGTAAACACTGGATCAAGACAATTATCAACAAGTGAACAAGCTAGAATGTCCTTCAGGGAATCATTGAGTGCTATAGTCAAAAATGATTCAAGCGTTTTGGGTGATTTATATAAGAAAATGAGTTTGTTACATCAAGCCGCTCCTGATGTTATAAGTCAATATAATAAAGGTGGGTCGTTCACTTCACCTTTATTATTGGGTAGTTTAAAGATTCCTACGGGGAACCTAGTTAATAAGATTGAACAGAATGTGGGTAGAAGTCTACAAGGTTTCGCTGGAAGATTACCAGGGCTTCCTGGGCTCCCTGGGCTTCCTAAGATTCCTAGTGGTTTGCAAAACTTTACTAAAAATATAAACATCGTACCACAATTAATTAGTACTCTGACTAATAATGGGGATCAATCTCCTATCAGTTCATTTGAGGGGATGCCTATGGATACAAACTCACAAATGGGGATGCCTATGAATACAAACTCACAAATGGGGATGCCTATGAATGAAGGTGGCAACACTCAAGCATTGAATCAAGTTCTGCAATATGGATTGTTGAATGGATTTATAGATCCTGCCACTTACAATGCACTGTACAAACAAGACACTACTAGTGATATCTTGAGTGTTACTGAAAAGAAAGCGCGAAATTCAGCTAATATTGCGCTTCGAAATCTTAATAATATGGAGGAGATTATTAAAAATAATTCTGAAGTATTCAATCCGCTTAATATAAAAGGCAGGATTCAAGATCAGCTCGGTGGAATTGTTGCTGACCCTAATAGGGCATATGTCAAGAATAATTTAAATATTCAATTAGCGCAAACTATTAGAGCCTTGAGTGGTACTGCTGCAAGCGATAATGAAAGGAAGTTCTTGGCTGAACAGCAACCTAATACTAACGATACTGTAGAAGTCTCATTGGAGAAATTGAGAGCGCTGCAAGAGTATGCCCAGAGAGAATCAGACTTTTATAATAACTTATAAAGATTAATAGTATGGCTATTCAATGGATCAACAACCTATCTGCTTCGATTAACCAATCCTCACCTGGGTTATCAGCTCCCAATGAGTTAGAGATATCCGTTAATAATTCCCAGGCTCAATTAGCTAATTGGAGCCATAGGAATGGAGCTGATTTATTCTTGGATAGTATATCAGCGTCAGGGTCAGTGAAAGGTTTACATATGTACCAGAAGGATACTGGGGTGAATTACCTACATATGGTTCACAATGGTAATTTATACATTAATGGAGTAACCACGTGGGCTTCACAGGATTTAAACGATTGGGATACTGCCAGTACTATTAATATGACAAATCATATTAATAGGCACTATATGGCGAGTTCTACGAGTGGAGAGAGATTGAAATATGCAACGGAGACGGGTGCTGTGACAACTGTTACTCCGTGGACTGCAATAGCCTCGTCGAGTTCTACAGCATCCACCCTAATTACGACTACCGATGTTTTTACTGTTAATATGATTGGATTTACTATTTACAATGTTACGGATAGTACTAACACCACAATTATAGGATATACAAGTCCTACAACTGTAACTACAGGCACAGCAATTAATGATACTTGGGACAGTGACACTTTAGCTATCTATCTTGATCCAAAATATTTAGCGGCAAGTGGTGCGTATATGATGATGGATGGTGGTACGACATTTCCTAGGAGGGCTTATATTACTGAGCCAGAGAGTGACACCATTAAACTTGGTTCTAAATACTTTGTGAGTAATCTACCAATTACAGGTATTGAGTCTTTTGGTAATGGTAGGAATTTTATTATCTTTTCGAGAGACGGGTATATAGTAGCTGATCCTCAAAGCTTTTATAATACTCCAGTTGATGGTTATGGTTGTATATCGCATAGAAGTATTAAGATTGTCAAAAATAATTTAATTTACTTAGGAGTTGATACATTCAATGCGCTTCCTTTGAATGCTTCTTATCCTACTGATATTGCAAAGAAGATCAAGAATGATAAAACTGCGGATGCGTTGTTTAATAAGATTGATTGGTCGGTTGCATCAACTTTTGCCTCTGGTAGGAAAGGAGATTTGTATTGGTGTGCTGTTCAGAATTTATCTGCTACTGTAAAAGGTCAGACAATAAATAATGCAATATTTATAATTGACACCTCTCAGAATAGTTGGAGGGTTGACACTTATGCGACTGGTGAATTGGCTTCTATTATGGCTGAATTTACTAATAGTAGTGGTGTAACAGATTTATACGCTGGAAGTCTAAGTAATGGTACGGTTTACAAATTAGATACACCTGGATTATATAGCGATGACAATAGGTCAGGTACTCCTGTAGCGGTTACTGGAATGATTAGGGGGTCATTTCTAAAAATGCAGAATAGGAGAACTGCTGAGCCGTTATTGAAGAAAATACATAAAATATACCTAGAATACACCTCTGCCAGTCCAATAACTGTTAAATACTCAATTAATGGAAGTTCAACTTACACCACATTAGCTGAGACTTTTCCTGCCTACTCCACGAATTTATGGACTACAAACTTTTTTAATTTTGGAATTGAATGTTTCTCAATTAGTTTACAGTTCGAGTGTGCAGGAGATTACGTTATCTATGCTTATGGATTAGATATTGATTTTAACAAAGGTGAAGGCATTAAAGGACTATGAACAATGATAATTCAAACATTAATAGTTTATATGATGCAGGATTTAATAGCTTACTGGAGAAGACTTCCAATATCGAGATAAATGATGGAGATAAGCTGTTAGCCAGTGATAAGATTGATTTAACAATATTAGATAAGAAGACTAGTCAAATTGTCAAGACTGATAAAATTATAATATTGAGTGGTACTTATGACATTCCGACCCAGGTATCTACAGCTCAAAAAGTATTTAATCACGATCTAGGTTACGAACCTGCTTTCTTTGCTGAGTGGAGTACAGATGATAAAGTTTACCATCCGATTCCTTATAACAGGAACTACTTTTCCTTGGGGGGATTTGATGGATTTTATGGGATAAATGCCAGGGTAACGGCGAATCAATTCATAGTTGATGTGTATGCGAATGTAACTTTAGTGATTACATATCCAATTCATATAAAATACCATATTTTAAAAGAAGACCTCAATGAACAATTCCTTAGTTGATAAAAATTCTACTAGCGTTACAAGAGAAGAGATCTATTCTGGGGATTCAACTGTTTTTCAACTGAGTGATATTCGTAATTTCAAGATATATAGGAAAGACAAGGCTTATATGAGAGGTAGCACTACACTTTTGAATATTCCCCACAACTTAGGTAGCGTACCGGCGCATTTAATTTTTGTTAAAGGTAGTGGATTACCAACAGGGAATAATAATGTACCCTATTTTGTGAATGACGGAATTAATAATTTTAGAGTAGAAATGGCTATTAGTGATAAGAATATAGAGTTTGTTAGAAATTTTACGACTTTTGATATAGAGATCTCGTTTATTCTATATAACCCTTTGATTGCAATATGAACACTCAATTAAACAGATATAACTTAGGTGTAGATGCACAATTAAGTATTATCCAAAGTCGCAATCCCTTGATTTTTAAAACGGATACAGTTACACTAATCAAAGATGTTGGAGCAACCACTGCGAATTATTATATTGACCACAACCTAGGATATATTCCTGCCCACCACGTTTATTTTACAAACGGTAATGATTATTATAGTAGAGTACCCTATAACACCATAATTGCTACAGAGTTTGATTTGAATTTATTGGTGGATATGACGGAGATGAGACTTACTATTATAATTAACATGGCATCAATCTCGGGAATGGTAACCGTACCCACGAGAACAGTTACTTTTAAATATTTTATATTAAGGGAGCAAGCGAATTAAGATGAGCTACTTCGATCCAATACCAACATCAAGTACTGGGACTGCTAGTAACCCAACGGTTACAAGCAGTGTTCCATACGCAATTAAACTAGACGACACTAGTACTAGTAACGTTACCTATGTTGCGGAAGCAGCGATAGCCTCACTAGGGTCTGCTGCTGTATGGAGAATTAAAAAACTTGATGAGGTCTCAGGTTTAGTGATAACTTGGGCAGATGGCAATGCAGATTTTGATAATATTTGGAATAACAGGACGTCTATTTCTTATTCATAAACATATGTGGCAAGCAAAAATAATTGAAATGGATAAATTGTTGGTTAATGATCGTAAATTAAATGTAGGGGACATAATATAATATGGCAACATATGCACTTGTTACAACAGGAAATCTATCTGGAACAATCGCAAATCAGATAAGCGGTGGATCTGCAACCATACATGCGAGTACAAATACTAGTGTCCCGACTGGTACGGACGTCTTCGGAGCTACTTTTACTGCCCCGAACACAACAGATACAAGTAAAGGTGTATTTTTTTACCTGGCTGACAAATCTACATCCACATCTATTACAATTACATTACAAGAAGATATTCTAGGTACCGCTACATGGTTAGACACCGCAGCGGTAGCAGCAATAAATTCTAGCGACTTACCTTTAGCCGTAGTGGGATCGACCAATACAGGACGTGCATATGGGCAATTCGTAACACCATACACATTCGCTACAACTGGGGCGAACAGGTACAGAATTAAGTTCCGAGCGGCAGGTGCGGCTATTGCAACTGCTCAAGCAGGAAGCGGTGGTACGATATGGTATCAGGCGGTGGATAGCAGGACAGCAACAGCAGGTGCGGCGGATACTTGTTTTCTTTCGGGGATTAACGGTAATACAACACCAGTTGTAGTGACGGTGGATTCTAATGTCAGTACGTTCTTGGGTTCAAATGTTGCCCTTGCCACTCCTTCAAATTCGAGGGTAGACAATTGTGGTTTATACATAGGGATCGGAGGAAAATTAAAAGCATCCACGTCTGCTTCTGCGATATTGACCTATAATGGTCCAATTATCGTGGATGGGGACGGCGAAATTGAACAAGATATGTCGAGTGCTGGCTCGTTCGAATCTACATTCAGAATTCAGGCAGTATCGACCCAAACGCAAGGGATTTTTATATGTCCGAATGGGAAAGATAAATTCAAAGGTGATCCATTCACCCAAGAAATTGGATACGTATCGGGGCTAGGGACTGCTGCAAGTCCTATTGTACTATCAGCCGCTGTAACTGGATGGAAGACAGGAAAAGAGATATACATTAGTGCCACTTCTAATTCCGCAACTAATTACAACGAAGGAGAGAAGAGATTTATATTATCCTTTCCTTCAACAACAACAATGATAGTTAGTGCTACATCTGGCGGTGCTGAATCGGCTTTATCATTTACGCACACGACAGCATGTGATATTGTCTACGCACACGCTAATGTAATAAGAGATAGCGTAGACACTAAGACGTGGAAGTACTCCAATGGTGCGATAGTGGCAGGATATACGGTTTGGGATTCATTCAAGACAGATCTGACAGGTGGTAACAGTTTATCAAATGGGATCGTGCTTAGGGCAACACCATTTGGAGGGGCTATTACAAGAATTACACTCGGAAATGGTGTTTTCTATAGAACAGGGAGAGGAGATCCAGTAATCGGGGGCAATTTAGATGCAAGTATTGCGAGCTATCCGAATCTAACCTCGCTGTACTGCACAAGTGCTATCTCGCACACATCTGGGAATGGATTCTCAATCACGCAATCCAATGTAATAATAGATAATTTGTATGTGGGTGCCTCACAAGGTGTTGGGATAAGTCTAAGCGGTGCATCTGGTGTTGTACTTAATAATCCGACACTCAATGCGAATGCAATCGGCATATCTGGTTCTGTTGCGATAAACACAGGGGGATCAAATAACAAAATTATAAATGCAAAAATAAATGCGACGAGAGGTTATGGATTATTCTTCAATAATGCAGAGGATATCTTTTTCACTAACGGTGGTAATGGCAATAATGGAATTAATCAGTCAGGTAACATGCTATGCGGAACCACACATAACAAGGTATATTTCGAAAATATGACAGTGGGCTCTGGAACTCTAATTGCTAGTTACACTCTAATGCTTAACGGGTCTGAGATTAATTTCCAAAAACACAATGCCACGGATAATTATCATTTTTGGTTTACGCCATTCGGTAAAGCAGAATTAACTGGACTTACTGGATGCCCAGATGCAACAACATCAGCAAACGGCAACCCAACTTTAACTATCACGCCAGAAAGTACATCACCTGGATTTATTTGGAATTTTCAGTCTTTAGTGCGACCTAGCAGCTCGGCATTCATATTATTGAAGAACCAGAAGAATGTTACTTATGGCACAGATGTGCTAACGCTAGATTTATATTTACCGGGCTCAACTGTTGCAGATAAAACTGTTAATGCACCAAACGATACTGTAGAAAATACTCTGGTTTTGTCACAAAGTTATACAGGTATCGTGCCACTTCTTGCCAGTATAGAAATAGTAGCAAAAAGTGTTGCCGTCGGTGCAAAAACTAGAATCTCTAATATATATAATGGAACCAACGATATTATTAATTTAAAAACTTGGTATAGAGGAAAACCTGCTACAATACAGTTTGAGCAGTTAGGAGATAGTCAGGCGGTTTGGCAGGTGCCAACGGCAACGCTTACAACATCTGGCACAACAGGGAAATACTTAACTAAAATATTAACATTGGCTAAATTCATTGGTCTTAAATAACAAAAATGAATAAAAACATGCAACCTGAAGTCTTAAATGAAAAGATAGAAAATATAAATGTAAATATTAAAGATTTTAAAGAAAATACTGGAAGGTCCTTTGAGGATCTAAAGGGATTAATTAAAGAGTTTCAATCGGATCTTAGTCTTCAAATCAGATCCACTAATTTACGCATAGATCTACTCCATGGCACATTGGAACAATCTAAGGCAGACCGAAGGGAGCTACACAAAGAGGTGGACGCCCACTCAGTTAAAATTACCGCAGAGGAATTAGTTTTAAAAGAATTAACGGATAAGATAGTCAAGTACGAGAATAATGTGAGAGGAGCAAAATCGGTGTACTCCACGCTTTTATCTATTATCGGATTTGTTGGTGTAGCTGTTGCTGCAATTCTTGGTTTATTATCCTTAATTGGGAAATTTAATATTAGTTAATTATACATGGCTAGACTAACAGATCTACAAATTACAGCTTCTTATCAGGATCATCTGAACTGGGGAAGTCCATATCCTGGTATAGATTTTGGCGATAGTGGGCGCGAAGGCTTCGCAATATCACCACTTTTTTCCGGGCGGTGTATTTTTGTGGGAAAAGACAACGCTGGGGCTAATTATGTAGTTGTAGATTCGGGTGAAGAAGGTCATTTCTACTATGTACACAACAAGCAAAATACTGCTTCTTTGGGTCAGTGGTTGGATTGCCATTCGGACATTGTTGGATTTATGGGCAGAACAGGAAACGCAAGTGGACCACATTGTCACGTTGGCAATAAGGTCAATGGTAATTATATAGATTTTGGTAATAAACTAGCAAGAGCTTATCCTAATCCACCAGATACCGACTCCAATTCTTATAAGTTATTCAATACGGAAGGTGGTAAGGTAGCATCATACCAAGAAGAGTCTCAAGCTTTTGCGTATTATCTTGATTACAGGGCTACTAGAATCATGTATAATAATCAAAATATTACTCAACAATTTGATAACATGGCAAATAAGCTAGAGGGGGAGATTCAGAAATTACAAACGCAATTAGATATCTTAAATGGGACAGTGAAGACCCTTCAAGGAAGTCTTGACAATGCTAGTACATCGAATATGGGACTCAAAGTTGAGAATGGGAAATTAAAGAAAGACATAGAAGGTGTAGAAATTTTTAAGAAATCGCTATTTTTTTCTCTTTATCTGTTATTTAAAAGAAAATGAATTTAATTACAATTCCTATTGCTAGATTTTACAACTGGTTACCTGATCGAGTTAAAGTATATATATATACTGGTTCTTCTGTACTTTTTTCTACTTTTTTAGGTTTGCTTACAAGAGATATTTTATCGCTAGAATTTTCCAATGAATATATGGTCGCTTTCGTTTTATTTGTTACTGGGCTTATTAATCAGATTCAGAAAGAAGTTGTTGAAGCAGGTACTAAGGCTTTAGTGGAGCAAGGAAGTAAGACTACAATCGCAAAATTGGAGACAAAAGTTGAGAATACTCAAGAACTACTTAAAAGAGCTCCTTGATTTAATGCTCTCTCTACAGCATCTATCGTTCTGACAATATAATATTCAGCTCCCTGAGCTTCCACCCATAATTGCATCTGTGCTTGATCGTCTTTTTGTTTCCCAATAGAGGACTTTACTTCAAAGAATATTATACGACCACCTTTGATCACTATTATATCAGGAAACCCCTTGTGTTGACCTTTAGAAATTGATCTATAATGATCTTTATCCCATACGGGCGTATTGTTTGTCCTTTGAATAAATAATTTGCCTAATACCATTTGTAGCAGCAGGTAATCAATAATTGAAGATTGTGCACTGTCTTCAGAAAACAATAGACCCTTTGTCGCTGGTTCGTATGGAGGCTTCTTTTTTACAACTTCCGTATCTAATACCAAGGCTTTTGTAAACATCAATGCGTCAAATTTAGTATTTTTACGTCTCTGATTCTTGTTAATAAGCTCTAGGATGCTCATGCTATATATTCTTAATTATTAAATTATATGGGTATCTTCCATATCCAAATCCATTTCCATCTCCATATCCATATCCATATCCATCCCCATATCCATCCCCATTCCTATCTCCATCTCCATATCCATATCCATATCCATATCCATTCCCATCTCCATCTCCATATCTATATCCATATCCATTTCCATCTCCATCTTCATATCCATATCCATATCCATTTCCATATCCACCTCCATTTCCATATCCATATCCATTCCCATATCCATTTCCATATCCATATCCATCTCCATCTCCATCTCTACTTAATGGGCTACTCATAATATTAATTCTTAATTATTAAATTATATGGGTATCTTCCATATCCAAATCCATTTCCATCTCCATATCCATATCCATATCCATCCCCATATCCATCCCCATTCCTATCTCCATATCCATATCCATATCCATATCCATCTCCATCCCCATCCCCATATCCATCCCCATATCCATATCCATATCCATCTCCATCTCCATCTCCATCTCCATATCCATATCCATCCCCATTCCTATCTCCATATCTATATCCATATCCATATCCATCTCCATATCCATTTCCATATCCACCTCCATATCTACTTAATGGGCTACTCATAATATTAATTCTTAATTATTAAATTATATGGGTATCTTCCATATCCAAATCCATTTCCATATCCATATTCACTTCCATCTCCATCTCTATATCCATTTCCATATCCATCTCCATTTCCACCTCCATATCCATATCCATATCCATATCCATCTCCATTCCCATTCCCATTCCCATATCCATATCCATTTCCACCTCCATATCCATTTCCATCTCCATATCCATTTCCATCTCCATATCCATGCCCATCCCCATATCCATATCCATCTCTACTTAATGAACTACTCATAATATTAATTCTTAATTATTAAATTATATGGGTAGCTTCCACGTCCATCTCCATCTCCATATCCATATCCATATCCATATCCATTCCCATCTCCATCTCCATATCTATAT